TCGCATCCATATGGATGCAGTTTTTGTTGCCTGTTTGAGAAGTTGATCTGCCTATTTGAGCCTAATATACTATTATTTATCTGTCGGGCCTATATCAATAAAGTATGTATTTTTAAATTTTGTATCTCGTGTGTTGAAGCAATTGGCCGGAAATGTGACTGTTTCCTGTAAAAAGCCGTGTGTTGGTATCAGGTCAAAATCTGTTATCAATCCAGCCACTCCGTTATCGCCATCACTGTAAGCACCAGTCTGCTCAGTTCTCCATGTGAAGGACCATATGTTCTGTTTGCCTTCTTTGTAGAAAGATCCAAAATGGAACTCCTTTAGATCAACTGATTGTTTTACAGGATCGTGGTCCCAATCCACGTTGGCCCTCAACTGTATCAGTTGTTGCACCGTGACGAAATTGGCTTTCTGCAATCTCACAGTTTCCAGTGTGTCTTTGCTATCCACCAACACTCCTGTGGAGGAGGTGAAGGGAAAAGGTAATGTTGTGTTCCCGGGATTACCAATGTCCACCAAAGTTATGATACAAAAGTTGTGCATGATGTTTACAAGGTATTTACAAAAGACGAAAGGGTGAACAAATAAATGCTCACCCTTTCTGTTAGTATATTCAACTAATAATTATTGCACGAAATCTGCAATTAATGATGATGTTATACCAGTCGAGCCTGTACCAAAGTCTGAAGCCGCCGTGAAAGCGCCTGTTCCTTGTATCGCTACTTGTACAGCGTCAGTTGTTCCACTTGTGAACACACCGCTTTCAGTAAGAACTGATACACCAGCGATTGTATGTGCGTCGTTTGTTCCAGCAACGTCACCTGCTTGTAGGTATAATAATGCCGCATCTAATTCAGTTTGCGTCATGTTTGTTTTAGCAAGGTTGATGATTCTAGTACGTCCAGCTACACCAGTACCTGCTTTTGCTTTTGCATTGTTTGTTATTGAAGCCATTGTTTTTCTCCTTTTTTCTCTTCGTTAATGGCGAGTCACCGCTCCGGTGACACGTTGCAATTATTTATGGTAAACTATGGTAATTTATGCTGTATTATAATGATTTTAACCAAACTTCATCACTTCTGGTACGTTTTTTGATTTTATAACCCAGTTTTTTCAATATGTCTTCTGCTACTCGCACCACGTGTGGTCTTTTTGCTCTTTTCATTTCTATGTTGATCACAGGACTGTTGTTGGCAACAGTTTCCACAGCACCTTTCATTAACAGGTCTTCGTATCCGTCCACATCTATCTTTATGAAATCGATGTTGGTCAGTTCAAAACTGTCCAGGGTCTTGATGTGTATGCTACCAGGAGTACGATCAAGCATTTGGTGTAGTGGTTCGTGGAAGGTGGCCGTGCTCTCAACATCTCCCAGTCCAACTTCATGCAAGATGGCATTTTGGTCATGAGGTATGTTCTTTTTCCAACATTCCACAAATATCGGGTTGGGTTCAAAACAGTGTACTATCTCAAAATCTTTCATTAGGTTTCGTGTCCACATACCCACATTGGCTCCTGCGTCTATGCACCCTCTCCAACTTTTGATGTGTGAGTAGGCTTCTCTTCTCAGTTCAGATTGTCCATCACCGGCATCCTTGACGAATGTGGGTTGGGTATGTTGACCATTGTATGCCACCCAAAAGTCTTTGCCGGTCGGATATACATTATCTTTTTGAAGGCAGTTGGAGCAGTCGCAATGATCACAATTCTCACAGTTGGCACAAGCATTTCCACAGTGTGTATCACAAGCACATCTAAAACATTTTGCTTTTTTCATTTAATCTCTGCCCATGTAATCATCTTCCCATGCCTGATAATGTGACTTGGTGTGATATCTTTTATGATTTATTTCTTTCAATCCTTCCAGCATGGCTTCATGCATACTAATATTGATTTTATATAGCACGGGTGCTCCTTTGTACCAACGCCAGGTGGTTTCTTTTTCCATGTAATCGGTGAGCCAAACATACGATCCGTTTTTTAAACGTGTTGGTATCCATGCAAACTTTTTGTTGTAATAGTTTTCCGGGGGACCTAATATTGCACCTATGTGTTTCATTGTCCCAGCAGTTGTTTTATTTTTTTTGTTATATCTGTGGCGTGTAATTTATTTTGTAATAGTTTTGCCATTCTGTGATTGACATTGTTCTTATCTGTTTTTTTGAGATTTGAATAATCACTGATGCTTCTACGTAGGTTTTTGTATTCGACGTTGCTGATGTTGAGTGTGTTTTCTAATTTTGTGAGGAAGTCATAATCATCAGACAATTTCCTTAGGTAACGTTTCACAGCCAGTGTCGGCAAGGTGGACCTTTGTCTCAACGCCTCTGCCTGTTTTGGATTTCTCAATTTTTTGACTATGTCTTCTTTACCATCCACGACCGATAGCATATTGTATAAATCGTTTCCTGATGTTCTCACGATTTTAAAATCACCATAAGTCAGTGTGCTTTGAGCATACATTTTTGCCCACTGTTTTCCTTCGTTGTTGATATTTTTTAGTAGAGACAAACCCAAAAATGTTAGATATATACGCTCTTGTATATCTTGGAACGTGAAGCGTTGTAGGTCGTTTTGTCTTCGAACCACTCTTGCTTCAGATACATACTGTATGAAGGGCATTAACATAGAAATATTTACCGTAAAATGGAACACAACTTAATATTAACCGATATACTCAAGACTGGAAACCATCAACAGTTACAATCTTTTATCGATATGCATTCGTTGAATGATCAAACATTTGAATGCACTGGTGATTGGTACTCCATACCCTCTTATGATTTAAAAAAGTATAAAAGAAAGTTTGCTGTGATAGATCATCGAATAGGAAACTACAAATTATGGGAAAATGATTTTTATTGGAAAGACTTGTACGATCGAATCGAATATCTTGTCAAAAACAAGTTTGTTATAATAATTTCAAATCCCTGGGAGTCCAAGCACACAATCATAAAGCAATTAAGAAAAATCCTCATAGAAGAAAACAGATATACCTACTGGACCGGGGGATCAAGTTGGTTTTGGTGGATGATGTTTGAAAGGTACAAAGATCAGAAATTTGACATAGATCATTCAAAAAAAACATTTGATTTTTTTTATCTAAACAAACAGGAAAGACCTCACAGGATAAAACTGTTTAAAAAGTTACAGTCAGAGGGATTATTGGCCGATAGTTTGTACAGTTTCCTTAGCGAAAACAAAAACTTAGATCCAAAATATGAATTACCATGGGTGGATGTCAACAATTATCCAAAGTACGGAAAAGATAGAGACATCTATGAACTTCCGTACAATCATTCTTCCTACAATATAGTTTCGGAAACACACGACTTTGGTGAGACATTCATAACAGAAAAAATATGGAAACCCATATTAATGAAACAGATATTCATAGTACACAGCAAACCAAATTATCTACAGGAGTTAAATGAGATGGGATTTAAAACTTTCAGTACCTTGTTCGACGAGAGTTATGATAAAGAAAATGACAGTGATAAAAGAATTGATGCCATTGTTAAGTTGTGTAAGTTTTTGAAAGATCAGAAAGCCGAAGAGTTATACAAAGAGTCAACACTTATCAGAGACCACAATTCAAAACATTTTTTTAATAGATCTGCTCTACAGAATGAAATAAACAAAACCTTATTGGGTTTTATCAAATTTTTTGATGGCACTCAAGTTTCTTCTTGAGAATGTGAGCCTGTCCACTAATTTGACTGCACCACCGTCTGATCCAACAGCAACAAAACCTTCCGGGTCTGTGACTTCCAAACCATTCTCAGTCTGAGCAAATGTGCCAACCTGCATGGCTTGGTTCATTTTTTGGAGTGCTTCTGCTTTTAGTATTTGTACTTGTTTGTAAAAAGTCAGCATGGCCTGTAATGGTTTTTTTATTGTGTTCATAAATGCCGGCATCTGTTTCATTTTTTGTTGTCTTAGTTGAATGGCCTTTTGTGCTTTCAGTCCAGCCATTTGTTGATTCATTCTTGCAACATAGAATTCTTGAAAACCTTTTAGAAATTGATTGACGTTATCAGGCAAACGTCCTTGTTTGACTTCTGAGTTTATAAACATCTGGAACATCGGAATGAACTCTTTGTTGGTTGATAACATGGCTGATAAATTTTGTGGAACGTTTGACAAAAGTTTTTTTAGTGTTTGGATACCACTGGCAAAACTTTTAGATTCAGATGCTGTAAAAGTGGCCGAGCCCGAAACATTTTTATAAGTGGCGTTGTCATACCATACATCGTTAGTTTTAACGAACGAAGATATATCTGCGCCTGCTTGGGCGTTCATTTCTCCCAATGATTCACCTGTGTATGTTGTGTGAAAAATAATTCCTACTTTTGCTTGTGATATCGTTTTGCCTATTTCGGAATTTTCGGGAACAGCATAAACAATTTCGTTGGGTTTGAATGTGATAAAGTTTTCTCCGTTGATCTTTTGTCTCACAAGATCGTTGTCGGTAAACATCATATCTCCCTGTACAACTCCTTGTATGTTCAATTTGGACAAATGCACCAAACATTTTAATAGTTTCTCTCCCAAATCTCCAGTTCCGTGATTTGTTGCGATATCTTTTTTGGTATAATTTATTTTTGGTGATTTGGCAAATACTGATTTGGTACCAACGAAAAATTTTCCATTTGCAGGATTGATGCCACAAATAACAGCAGGAGCACCATCCCATTTCACTGACATCTGTAATGCTGTTGAACTCTGTCCTTTCAGCATATTATATATGTCAGTGAAATAGCCGACTACTGCTTCACCTCCTTGATATCCGGATGTGAGGATAATATCTTCAATGTGCTCTAGGTGTGTTCTTTTGAACTCTCTAAGGACTTCTTCAATTAACATTAGTCGTCCTCTTCTTGTAATTCACCCTCTTTGATAGTTAAAGACTTCTTGACTTCTTTTAGATCTTTTAGTTTGTTGACACCTCTTGTGAACTTACTGGCATCGAGATTCTTTATCGACGAATTAAACTTTTTTTCTAGGATGTAAGCAGTCTCCGGGGTAAAATTTTCTCTTATGAAATATATCAAATTTATGGCAGAGTCGATGATATGCGATGCTCTAGACTCCACAAAATGCTCAGATTCATCTTTGTTAATTCTTACTGAACTTAATTCTTCGAGGATACTTTTTGTTCTTCTTTTCATAATTTTAATATATTAACACATTTTTGCTTGTTGTCTATATATTTAACTGATATCTACTTTATTTGTGCCTCTAAATTTTTAATTTTTTGTGAAAGTTCCACAACAATCTGTTTATAATCTGCTATTTGAACTTCTAGATTACCTATCTGTGCCGATAATAATTTAATTTGTATTTGTAGTTCTTCATTGGTCAGTGTGTATTCTTCGATTTTGTTTTTGTGTTTGATTTCTAACGCCATGTTAGCCTCTCCATCTTTCTTTAGTGATGTCTTTCCATTCTTTTTTTAATTTGATTTGCATATAAGTTTTTCTTTTTTCTAACTCATTGGAAAGATCTTTGTACAATCGAAGATATTGTGGATGCATTCCTTCCCTGGCTCCTGCCTTGATTCTGGGTTCGTTGTCCTTGTGTGCCAGACTGGCTATGCTGGTACCACCCAACTTGATGGTCTCATCTTCGAGTGCTTTTTGTAGTAGACTGTAAATATGTCTGCCTCTGAATTCGTCCGCTGTGAAAATTAACACGATCCATCCTTGCCTATTCCATGGATGGTATTCATACACAACTCCTCCCATGGGTCGTCCATCCTTGTTCTCTGCAAATATAACCTTGTGATCGGACTTTATGAGTCCTGATGGATTCATTGCCCAGCCTTTCTCCATCATGAAGGCTATTGATTTTTCATATATCGTGTAAAGTTCTTTGTTTTGTACGAAACAATCAGAATGCCATATCGAAACAGGTTCTCCTGTTTTGTCTACTGTGTCCTCAATTTTATACTTCATGTAATAATACTAATACAATGTTGACTTGTTGTCAAATTGCTTTTATAATAAGTATGTATATGATAAAATATCGACTTATCTGTGATTTGGATCACGAGTTTGACGGTTGGTTTCCAGATAGTAAAGAATTTACCAAACAAAAGAAAAAAGGACAACTGCTTTGTCCTGTGTGCGACAGTCCCTATGTCAACAAGGCCATCATGGCGCCCAATGTCAAGAAAACAAAAACAAGATCTGAATCCAAGAAAGAAAGACTACAACAAATGAGAGAGGAATCTCTGTCTTCTGAACAAATGATGCCGGCTTCACAGGCTTCCAATGTACTGAGACGTATTGGCAAATACATTACCAAAAATTTTGAGAACGTGGGCAATAGATTTTACGAGGAAGCCATCAAATGTGATCAAGGTGAAAGAAATGATCAGTTTTTTGGCACAGCCACAGAAGAAGAAACAAACAAATTGCTAGATAAAGGCATAGATTTATTTCATGTGCCCAAAGTCAAGGACAATTAATTCCATTTTTACAGCCTTTTTTAAAGGTTGACCAAAACAACTTTTTAGTGTAAAATATATTTTAATATGATGTTGAAAATAAATTCTTCATCTAAATTAACAGAAAGAGGCAACTATGTTTTTTAATCTATTTGGTAAAAAAACAACCTCTTCTAAAACTACAAAGGAAGAGAAAATGGCAAAAAGCACACAATACGTTGTATACACTAGAGAGTTCAAATCAAGAGCTAAACAAATCGGTGTATTCGCGGAGCCGGCTAAGGCTTACACAGTGAACGGTTCAGTTCATGGTGGTAAAATCAAGTTCAAAAACCTAGCAGTTAAAAACACTGCAAGAAAAACAGCGACTAACAAGTTGTTATCTAAAGGTATTGACTTTAATGTTAATGTATTAGGAGTTGCTCCTCAATCATCAGCATTAGAAATGAAATCAAACATTATTTCATTACTTAAAAAGTCTGGAAGAAAAGTAATTAACTTTTCTGCATAATCTAATCGTTTAGATTTAGTTGTTAAAGGGCGGTAGGAAACTATCGCCCTTTTTTTAAGGCATAAGTAAAGATGAGACAAGAGTAACAAGACAAGACGCAGAAGATATAACAAACCTCCCGCCCTATTTTAGATACAGACTACCTCATAACATTAACAATAAAGAAAGAACAAACATGAGCAATCAAGGAACAGTTAAATGGTTCAACGCCTCCAAGGGTTTTGGATTCATCGCCAGCGAAGACAAGGA